TCGGGTGGTACCGCTAAGGTACTTCCCCTTATCAATCAAGACGGGTATAGCTCAGAATATTTTCTGGACGATACCACAGTAACCTACCGCGCTAAGGTTCGCCATAGTAAGGATAGCGTTAAGGCTGGTACACAAAACTTCGATCGTCACACTGTGACTTTCTCACGTTTTGTTAAACCAACTTCCGCTATTCCTCTTGGCTCCCTTTGCGAGGTCAGTTTCACATTGCGACGTGATCCTGATCTCGGCGTAAGTGCGGATGAGATCGACTTGTCGGAGGCTATGTCCTTCTACATGGTCAAGGCTGGCGGCATTGCCGCAAAGCTTATCGGTTGGGAATCGTAATTCCGACCGGTATCGCTCATCTTAACCGATGAGGTAACACAGCCTAGGCTGTCGACTGTGAGTTTAGTTGCCACGTGGCCGTAGATGCCTTACCACCGAAAGGAGGAAGACATGAAAAGCTACGTAGAGCTAATCCAGGGCCTGTACGGACATATCTTAGCAGATATGTCCGACTGGTACCCATCTCTCCGTGAGGATTTTGACCGTGATAAGGTTAGACTCCTCGCTCTTGGAGAAGACAGGGGTCTATCGTTCTTTACGATAGAACTCCCGGAGGCGGGAAAGCATTTTGAAGAATGCTTATCGTCTCGTTCCTACTATCCAAGTCGGATGGCTGGTTTAAGGCCATTCCGATCTGGAGTAGTAATCCCTAGATTGTTTAAGGGGCTACTACTTAGGGTCTTCACCGAGTTTGGAGAGCTTAGGGTTGACGCTGACGTACACGCCGTCCGTTGCCTTCGACAGCTGTTTTATGCAGCCAAGAAAGTTAGGATGGAGTGTACTCATGAGCGAACCGCAACCGCGATCCGCGAATGGTTCAGTGTCGAACGAGCCATTAGAAGTCCCACCTTCAAGTGGGATGAAGATGTCTTGGGATGCCAAGGTGATATCCATTTTGGAGATAACCTTGACAATTCTCAGGACAGTTCTTCCGGCTATCTCTTCCCTTCGGAAGAGGTAGACGCTAGCACTAATGACTCCCTCTACGCTTCCGGGATCCTTGACATCCTTCAAGATGTCTCCGATCAAGTTAGCGCACAGATGGGGGTCTTTGACCCCCTACTGTGGAGGCCTAAGCATGGACCAGGTGTTGTTTCGGACCTGTCCGGACGAGTTGTACGCAAGTACGACTTTCCGTATTGGCCGAACAAGCTCGAACGCATCTTTCCACTGGCGGATTTCGCTTACGCGAACTATGCTTTGTGGGCAGATGAGGCTAATGATGGTTCACTTGGACGTATGTTACGACCAGGCGAGCCGCCTTCTCGACTTATTGCTGTACCAAAGACGCAGAAGGGGCCACGGCTTATTGCCGCGGAACCTACTTCTCATCAGTGGTGCCAGCAAGTCGTCAAGGACTTTCTCGTTAGCCGCGTTTCTAAGTCAGTCCTCAGTGGAGCTATTGATTTCTTCGATCAATCGCTCAACCAGAGATCTGCCTTACGAGCCTCAGCGACATCAGAATCGTGGACAGTTGATCTGTCTTCTGCTTCTGATAGGCTTGGATGCTACGTCGTGGAAAGAATCTTTAGAAGAAATACGTCTCTTCTAGATGCCTTACACGCGTGTAGAACTCGGTGGATTACCCAATCCATCGATCCTACAAGTCCTACCTTCCATCGTCTAAAGAAATTTAGCACGATGGGGTCTGCTGTCACCTTTCCTGTGCAATCTATCGTATTTTGTATAATCGCGGTCAGTGCCGTACTTTATGCACGACACTGGCCTGCTTCTTATAGCAACATACGTGCAGTTGCTCAGGAGGTCCGAGTCTTTGGGGATGATATTATCATTCCCAAAGTTGGTGGGCTACCTTTGCTGGGACTACTACGTTACCTGGGTTTCCAGGTGAACCGATCGAAGACTTTCCGGATAGGTAATTTCCGTGAGTCTTGCGGTTGCGACGCATTCATGGGAGCAGACGTTACTCCTGTGTATACGTTAACGTACCCAGCGCGGGTTCGCCCCGAGTCCGTAGCCTCAACCGTCGACGTTCATAATAACTGGTATTCTGCCGGTTACTATCGAACTAGTCGGTGGCTTAAGTCGGAGACATTACGTATTCGCAAAGGTCTTGCGATACCTAATGTAGCACCGGGCTCCGGGGTGTTCGGGTGGGAAACGCACGAGCCTATCGACAATTCCCATCTTCGCAAGAAGTGGGATGCCGATAGACAGCATCTCGTGCACTGCGTGTCGTTGCCATTGGCAAAACGCACGCGAGTACCACACGAACGATTCTCAGCTCTGCTTCAATATTACATTGAAGCGCCCCCTCCTACCACTCTGTGGGAGTCAGGGTATTCGGAGTTGAGACCGTCTCTCCGGTTAGGGAGACGGTGGGTTCAGATTTAATCTGAGGAAGACGAC